ATAGTCCTCATCCCCCGGTTCGATGTAGCGGTGCGTGCGGTCGGGCGAGTTGACCGGATCCGGCAGCGGCGTGGCAGACGAGTCCGTGGGCCCGGCCGGTTGCAGCAGTTCGCCCAAGGAACGCTGCGTATAGTTTTCCGCCCAGTCGATCGAGGCGCCGATCAGCTGCGCGATGCGTTCATCGTGAATGGTCAGGCCCGCGTCGATCGAGAGCTGATCCTTCGCGTCCTGCAGGCTGATATAGGGCAACGCCGGGGAGGAGCTCACGGCTCGACCTCCGCGCGCCCGCCGATGACCCACATGGCGATGTGCAACAGTCGCACACCGAGCCAAATGCGCAGCACGAACACCCGCGAGAGCCGGATTTTCATCACGAGCTCGCTCATGTCGGGCGCGATCGTCGTCGGCGCTCTCATACGCACGCCTCGATGGCGCGGCGCGGAAAACATTTGAGCGCGGAGCGACGCGAGCAGTTGATGACCTCGATGTGGGACTTCTGCAGGTCTTCGGCGAGGCGGTTCATGGCAGCGATCCAGAGCGGATACTGGCCGCCGTTTGCAAGCCCGGTCGGATGGTTGCCGTGCCAGTGCACTTGGGCGCCCAAGTTCGCGAAGTCGAAGCCGAGCAGCAGAATGCGCGTCGCACCGAAGAGCGCCGCGAGGCCGATCGCCTGATAGCCTGAGTTGTATCCCGTATGGATGACGTCATGACGTTGTGGGTACGCCAGGCCAGGGGCGTCAATGCCCTCGATCCAGTGGACGCCCAAGAGGTCGCGCGCCCGCTTGTCGATCGACCAGCGCTCGCCGCGGAAGGATCGCTCGACCTCGAGCGCGTGGATCCGCCACCAGGGATAGTCGCAGGCATACAGGATGTCCGCAAAAGGCGCCGCACGAAAGCTCGTGTTGATCGCTATCGTTTTGCCGGCGGCGGCGGCGTGACGACAGTCTTCGGGGTTAAGGCTTGGCCCGCTGCCGATGATGACGACGCGCTCGCCTGCCCAGCGACCGACTTTGCACCGACGAACGGAGCGCCCGCCATCGCGGCGGTCCTCTGCGGCTGTGGCACCGCGCCATGGACGGTCGCGCTCGTGGTCGCGCCCGCCTGCTCGACGTAGCCGCGCTTCTCCAAGTCGCCCGCGTAGGCGTCCGGGATCTCGAGCGTGTCGCCGGCGCGCGTGAGTGCCCCGGTGCTCGAGTTTAAGAATGTCTTCAGTGCTTTGACTTCCATCGGTCCTCCAGATTACGCAGTTATGCAGATCGCAAATGGTGCGGGGCGGGCGGCCCAAGCGTCTTTGATCCGAGAAGCCGAAGAACTCGGACTGTGGATCGCTTGGCTAACCGCCCCGTCCCGCAGGCCATGTTTACGCTTTTTTGACCCCGCTCGTCGGGGGCGATGAGATCGCCGCGGGCTGCGGCAGCGGCGTGGTGAGGGACTTCGCGATCCCGGTCGTCGCCTCGGTCGCGTGCGCGAGGTGCCCATGGGCCTGCAGCGTGTGGCCGGCCGCTTCTTCAGGCTCGCCCGCCTCGTGCAGCTGCGCCGCCTCGCGAAGGTGCTGCGCCGCGAGTGATGCGTGCGTCGCGGCAACGTTGTGTAGATTTTCCATTGAAGGGTCTCCTGTGGTTACTCGACGTATCCGGTGGACGGGAAGGTTCCCGCGATGAAGGCCTGCGGCCGGGTCACGACGAGCGCCAGGCGTTCCTCGCACAGCACCGTGACCAAATTGCGGATGAAATTGTCCTGATCCTCGGTGGAGACCAGGATCTGCGCCTCTTCCCGATCGAACAGCGTCGCCGCGAGCTTGAAGTTGCCGACGAGAAAATCCCCAGGCGGCATGGAGAAGGCCTGCACGACCGGCAAGCCCCAGAGCATCGCGGGCGCGTTGTCGCCCGGCATGGCGAGCAGGTATCGATGCAGCGAGTCCTTCGTGAGCACGAGGTTGTGCCAGTCGGTAGGGCTCATCACGATGCCAGTCGGCGGATAGAAAGCCAACGTCACCTGCAGCATGGCGTGGCGGATAATGTCGAGCCGCGTGTCGAAGCCAGCCAGGTTCGTGAGCGCTGTGTTGTAGGGCGTAGCCTGCGGGATGAGGCCCTGCAGATTCTCGCCCGTGCCGTCGCCGTAGAGGATTTGCTTCTCCTCGACGAGCTTTAGCCCAAAGGTCAGGCGGCCGTTGATGAGAGTCTGCAGCTGCTTGAAGTCCGCGAGGATCTGCTTTGAGGCGCGGATGAAGTGAGCGAGCGTCGTCACCGGCACGTTCAAGCGCTGATAGGTGATGTCCGATTGCGGCTTCAGGGTGCCTTCCGGCGCGACCGCCGCGGCGTTCGTGTACACGAGTTCGCGCACCCACTCGATCAGATTGCTCTCGGTGGTGCCAACGTCGAGCAGGTTCCTGATCGAGAGCGGCTGGAAGGCCGGAATGATCGGCGTCGGCAGGTACTCAGGAATGACCCCGGAGCCGCCGGTCGTGGTCGTGATGTCCTTGACCTTGAACGGCGCGGAGGTGACCTTCGGCATCGAGCGCGCTTTTTCCGAAAATTCCTTCCATTCGGGCGAGTCGGTGTACTGCTCGCCGATCGTCTTCACGCGGCCGCCGCCCATCGGCAGCCCTTTGATCACACGTTGCTCGAGGTCCAGGAGCCGCGCGTCCTGCTTGGCCTTCTCGGCCAGCATGTCGGCGTAGAGTTTCTGCCCATCGGTGTTGAGCTTGGCGATCGCGTCCTTTGTCGAGTTCTGCACCTCGCGAAACTGCGTGATGTCCTCCTGGGCCTTGCGCACCACCTCGGAGACGGTCGAGGCGTGCTTGCCGAGCGCGGCCTCGATCGCCGTGCGCAGCTTGTCGTCGGCGGCATCGCAGAGCGCCATCGGGCCGTGGTAGAGGTAGCTGTCTTGCTCGATGACCGGGATGCCATCGCGCGTCATGTCGTAAACGGCGCGCGTGATGATGCGGCGCGGCCTGTCGCGGATAATCATGTGGGGTGTTCCTCGTTTAGAGTTTCATGGGTTCATTGAATAGCGCCAGCATCGACTCGACACGCGTTTCATCGAGTTGCCCTTCGTCAGCGTCGCGCTGCTTCAGCAAATCCCGTAGCCCATAACCGGCAATCTTTTTGGCTACGTTCTGAGAAAAACCCCCTTCGTCGCGAAGGAAGCGTTCAAATATGGCGAGGCTCGGCAATTCGCCCGCCTCGAGGATCGACTTGATCTGGGAGACCGTCGCGCCGATGTTCGCCGGGAAGGTGACGAGCGAGACTTCCCACAGGTCGACCGCGGTCACGCGGTTGACGTTGGTCTTCGCGTCGTACTCCTCCTCGAGCACGTTGTAGCCGATCGACATGCCGCGGATCGTCTTCGATTTGACGAGCGCGTAGGCCTCGCGCGCCTGCTGCACGTCCTTGATCAGCAGCTGACCCTCGACGTAGAGCCCCTTGCCGTCCTCGGCCATGGCGGTGAAAGGGCCGATCGGCTGGTCGGAATTGTGCTGCCAGAGGATCGGCGGCAACGCGTCGCGGGTCTGCCAATCGGCAAGCGTGCCGGCGAACGCGCCCGGCATCACGACATCGCGATAGGCGTCGGTGTTGCCGAAGATCGACCCGTAGCCTGAGAACGCACCCTTCTCGTCGATCGCTTTGACCTCGAAGCCGAATTGTCGACGCTTGATCTTCATGGTGACGGGTCCTTGAGCGGTTTCTCGGGCGGCGTCGGCGCCGGCGGTAGAACACCTAACTTGTCGAGCGGAATCAAATTCGACTGCACGGTTAAGCTGTCGCCGCCGGGCATCGCCGGCAAATCCTCGCGCGCACGGATTTCGTTGCGCGTCATGATGCCGTTCTGCGAAAGCGTTGAATACAGGGCAGCACGCGCGGCCGAGTCTGCGCCCATGAGGTCGTCGGTGTCGATGGTCAGGTACAGCGAGCGCCGGTCTTGCGGCTTCAACAGACTACGCTGCGAGGCCTGCTCGATGCGCCTCACATAGGGCCGAAGGTTCAAGGCGAGCCATCCCAACATCAGCTGCTCGATGCCCGTTCCCCAGGCGGTGACGCCCGCGGCGGCGTGTCCTATCAGCACCGGCGGCACGCCGAACCAGCGGCAAATATCCTCGACCGCGAACTGCCGGGATGCCAAGAGCTGCACGTCCTGCGGGTTCATGGTGAGCGTGGAGAAGTCGAGGCCTCCCTCGAGCACCATCATGCCGCCGGCGCGCGAATTACCGGTGGCGAAGTCGCGCAGGCTCTCGGCGAGCTGGTCGCGCTGCTCCTTTTTCAAGAATTTCTCAGATTTGATGAAGCCGCCCGAGCGCATGCCGTTTTTGAACGTGTCGGAGGTCGCCTCATCCGCCGCCCAGGCGATGCCTAAGGAGTTGCGGGCATACTCGATGCGTGAGAGGCCGACGAGCCCGTCGACGGTGCGGTCTTTCAGGTGGAAAATCTGGTCCGCTGAATAGTCCTCCGTGCCTAAGGGCGAATAATACTTGTAGCGGATCACGCCGCTCGGCGGCATCCGGTAGGGCACCACGAACTCAGGCCGCATGGGGTCAAGGGCGATCACATCGCCATTCACGTTGACTTTCTTCAAGGCATAGCCGTTGCCCCACAGCATGTCGGAGGCGATCATCACCTGCCAGAACTCGCACGCGCTCATCTGACCGTTCGGCGCATCGTGCAGCACGGTATAGAGCGGCAGGTCGGTCGCCGGTGCGCCGAACTTGACGTTGCCCGGCGCGCGACGATTGAGGACAAAGGGGAGCGTTGAGATGGTATCGGCGATCAGCCAGATGCAGGCCCAGGCCGCGGCGATCGAGAGCGTGTTCTGCGGAGTGAGGATCCGGCCGGTGTTTGCCCTGGCGGCGTTGATCGGCGGGCGCGCCATGCCGCCGGCCGCGATCGGGTAGAAGCCCCCGGCAATCGCGCCGCCACCGTAGTCGAACATCGAGTTGAAGAACTCCGCGGCCTTCGTGCGCAAGCTCACGCGCGCACCGGATTCGCATAAAAGGCGTTCGCGTCCGCCTCATCCGGGGAGGCCGCCGCGAGTCCGAAGGCCATGATCAGCGCGGCCATGCCGTCGATCTTGTCGGCGCTGCGCTTCTTGTCGGGCATCATGTTTAAGTTCTCACCCTTTTTGCTCGCGACGATGTTGGCGGCGTTCCAGAGCAGCACCGGATCGGCGCCGTGGCGCAAATTGCCCGATACATAGGCGATCTCGCACGCTTGCATCGCCGGGTGATACGAGCGCGGACCCTGAATGAACTTCTCCATCGGAACACCCGCGTCGACGAGCTCGAGCGCTAGCTGGGTGGCGTTCCACGGGTCATAGGCTACACCGATGGGCGAAAAACGCTCCCAATCCTCAATGATGCTCGCGCGGA